GGTGCACGCAAGGCACCCGGCACGGGTAGCGGGAGCTGACTGACTATTCTACGGGAGTCCACTATACTAGGAGTCTACCCTCCTGACGGTAGAGCCGGATCAAGGGAGGAACTTCCCCCACCCACGACCTGCGCTCGCCTCCTCTTACACGGGCGGGCAAGTGGGGACGCCGGGGCCACCGGGTTGAATGTTCCCCGTATACACTTTTGGGGGACTTTTAGGGGGCCTTTCAGGCAGTTAGGGCTGGGGAGCGTCCTGGATGGAGAGTTCCGGCCTAGTGGGGCGCTGCCTCCATCCGAGCGATACAAGCCTCACTTACCGCTGGGGCGCTACTCCTAACCTATTCTGGCCGAGAAGATCCTAAAGACGAGGGAATTCCCATCTTGTTCGGACCTGAGCACTACATTGCAAGATTGAGAAGTTCCTGGGAAGGATAACGGGAGCTGAGGGCAGGAACGTAGGAGACTACGGAGTAAGGGGATGCACGGGCTTCAATAGCCCCGGCCCTCCCTACTAGGGGCCCATGCACTCTAATGATATCGGGGGGTTAGCTGGTCGGGCCTATGAGGGTCTACGTGCCTCTTTAGCTAGGGATTCTACGGGGATGTCCTGATGGGGCGCTCCCTTACGGGCCTATAGGGAGGGGATAGCACTGCTGGCCTCCCTGTATACCTATACCCGTGCGAACCGTACTCGCATCTTAGCATGGATTTATATATTGCGTCAATAATTATTTTCGGCATTTAGTTGTTGACAAAAGATACATAAACGCATATACTCCATTATGAACTCTGAGGAGGATTACAGGTGGCTGCCCACCCTTTTAGAAGTAGGCTAATCCCCTTCAAACTGCTCTCCCTTCTCTTGTACGCACAAGATGGAGTATGGATGCAGACTGCAGAAGATGGCCAAACAAGCGACAGGATTCTAAGGCTTGGACCAACTGCAAGACTCCTCAGAGTGTCCTCGGCCAGACTTAGGGACCACTTAGAATGGTTGCTTGACTCTGGCTTCTTTATTTCACTTGAACTGGAGCATGGCCGGGCCCGGATACGCCTCGCCCCTCCCCGGGTATAATCCGAATGGCTGACAGTCCACGCAAATCTAGCATGCTCGTTGCCGCAACTCAGGAGATCCTCCAGGAAGTTGGCACCGCCCATGTATGGACTCCATCAGTCAATGACAAGAAGGTCAAGGCCAGATTCTGGACCCGCTACCGAGATAACCCTACCTACGACACGAACTCGATTACAGTCTCAGAGGTACAGCAAGTCATCGGCCAAGATGCAGGCATAGCCCGCAAGTGGTCCCTACCTGAGTACCGGGAATGGTTCCTTAACCAGGGGGAGCACCGGGAGCGTCTGGAGTATCTGTTCGACCTCGCCCTCAATGCGGCAGAGGATATCTTACTCAATACGGATCCCAAGGCTCAGTCGGCCAGAGTCAATATGGTTAAGGCCATTGCAGACCTCGCCGGAAAGAGCGCCAGAGATCAAGGACAATACAAAGATCAAGCCATCGGAAAGATGGATAAGGAACAGCTGGCGGCATACCTGGAGCGCCATGGCGTGACCGTCCGCAAAGAGACAGTAATAGAGATGAAAAAAGATACAGATCCGTTAACTTAGGACAAATTAATGACCTCAATTATAGCTAAAAGAAAAGTAGAATACGTTAAGGGGCCGAATAATAGAGAGCGGGCCATGTCTCAACATGGGCAGGTCGATGGCCTCAATGCGCCAGACTGGCCAGGCGGCCTTCCGGAATCTATCGGCGACAGCATCAATACTATAGCTGCAGACCTCACGCAGATCAAAGACGACATAGCTAATATCGGCCCGGGCGGCAACTTAACAGGTACTCCCAATAAGGCCGTGTTCTTTGATAATGCAGGAGATGCGGGCGAATATTCTCCGCTATCCATTAATCCCGATAATGGCGTAGATCTATTCCAGACTGTAGCCCCTGCAGCTACGGGCAATTACATTAAGCATAATAATCAGTACCTCCAAGTTACCCCATCGGTAGATTCTAACGAGCACTGGTACGCTCAGTGGCATGAGCCCCGCATACAGGCATCTGCATTTGAGATGGGAGATCCCGTCACGGGCACTGGTGGACTGAATGGCATTGGTATGGCAATGACTGCCGAAGGAGACTTCGGATACATCCGAAACTTCGATTACTCCATTCAAGTAGGAGATGGCGTTAATCCTATTTCCGGACATACGGCAGCTGCCCTGAATCAGTATATTAACGTAGCTTCAGGCGTTACGTTAGAGCGGGCCTATGGACTGCCTATCTCTATTAGTTCTGCTGCTGGAAGTACTATAGATCAGGTATCTGGATATAGCTTAAATGTAAATACAGCTATGATTACCGGAAATCTTACCGGCTTTCAAATTGGAGGTAATGCCACGTTCAATGGAGCAGGAACGTGGTTCAATGGCTTCGCTATTAACGGTAATATGACGGGGCTAGATAGCGCAACCGGCATTGCCATTGACATGACGAATATTAGTACTGCCGGAACCAAGTTCGCAATTAATACGATAGGGGATAACTACTTTGATGGGGACGTCACTATCACTGGGGCACTTACCTTCGGTGGGGCGCTCTCTATCGGGCAGCTCAATGCTTTCTATGCGACGAATCCCGTAGATGGCGGAGGAAATCCACTAACACTACACGGTATGGTCACCGGAATGACGGGCCTTACCGGCATTACTACGGCCAATGCAGATGCTATCGGCGTTAATACCGCCATGCTTATTACTAATCAGACCAACTCCATTAATACCTCAGGTCCGTTTCAATTGGGATGGACTGCACTTGCACTTCCCTGCGTAGTTGAGACACATACGGGCTCCACTCTCGACTATATGTCAGGTGCTACCTATGCACTCAATCTGGCAGGTACTTCCACTGGCGGTACTATTGATCATGTACGTCTCTGTCGCTCGGTAGTTATTCCTAATGGCATCACTACGATCACTAACTCATATGGATTCTTCTATCACGAGCCGTTCGGCGGCGTGTCCAGTAGGAACTTCGGTATCTATATGGAAGATGCTGCGTATAACTGGGTAGAGAGTGGGATGAAGATCGGCGGCACTGCAGGTAGCTCCGATACTACTGCCCATAAGCTGGAAGTAGAGGGTGCATCGCTCTTTAATGGTCAAGTAGGATTCTTTAACACGACTCCAGTTTCTCAGCCGAGCTCTGCTGGAGCGCAGACGGCGACTGGAACGTGGACGGCAACTGAACAGCAGATGCTGCAGGACGTGTACGATGCCATGCGTGCACTCGGCTTAATGGCATAACCTTACTAGGAGATAATAATGACTAGAGCAGAAGCGCAGGAAATACTTAAGACCGTCCCCCAGACGCCCGCAGAGCTTGTGGCATTCCGGGAAGCCATGCGGGTCCTATCATGGCCTGCTCCCCCTACGGAATAGGATATTGATTAATTGAGATAACTATAGTATGGTTATTTGGAATACTAGCCCTGCTTCAGTGTCAGGCATTTAACACGTATTAAGAGGTGTATATTTATGAGCAATGTGTGGAAGCCCCGGGACATTACCGACAAGAAGCAATTCGTGATTGGCGGCCCGAGTAATGGCACTATTTATGTGTCAGGAGTAACTAAGGATATCAGTATCCCATATCAAGTCTCTGCAGGTGGAACAAATAAGACAATTATTGAAGTAGTTGTACAGGGCGTAACGGGAACTGTAAATCTCGCATATGCCGCTAGTATCGGCGGACAGAGCTGGCTCGTCCACACAGGTGGGGGCGGATTTAAATCGGCTATTGCAAATGGTACAATTTATATGGTCCTAAGTAATAGCTCCTACCCTAATCATACGCTCTCCTTAGGTAAGTTAACTTGTAACGCCGCTGCTGGTACGGCCAATATTGTCTCCGTTAAGGTCCTTCAAGAAGAGTAATCCAAGATGCAGCAGGATCCTAGATTACTAGCCGTAGCCCTGCGAAAGTATCAAAGCATGCAATTGCAGGAATGCTTTGATCCCTCCTTTCCTGACTCTCGGCCAAATCCGAAACAGCAAGAGTTCCTAGACGATCTGGGACCTAAGCAGTTTCGATGGATCGTTGCAGGCAATCAATCAGGTAAGACCAGTACCGTAACTCGGGAATTGGCATGGATCCTGAATGAGAATCACCCTACGTGGAAGAGGCCCGAATCCTGGGGCAACGAGCCCCTTCTCTGCATTATTGCAGGGCAGGATCGCCGAATGATGGAAGTAGAGATCTGGGGCAAGAAGCTCCTCCCCTTTCTCGATGCCTCTGAATGGAAAGAGATACGCCAAGGCGGTAATCTTCAGTACTGCGAGCACCGCACCAAAGGAACGAAGATTGTCTTCCTTTCCCATAATGATGGCTCTGATAAGGCCCGCTCTCACATGCAGGGTTACGTGGCGCACTGGGTATGGTGCGATGAATTGCCTGTATCTGTCAAGATTCTAGAAGAATTACAGCGCCGGGTAGATGCCCGGAATGGCTACTTCATCGCCTCCTTTACTAGTAAGGTAAGGAATGAAGCAGTCCGTAAGATGGTTGAGACTACAGGAAATTCTGATATCGGTAAGATCTACCGAATGTCAAAACTTGACAATCCCATTTATGCTGATAGAATAAGCGAAGAGATTGCGAAGCTGGATGGACTACCTGAGAATTATCGGAATGCTATCCTCTATGGCGATTGGTATTCCGGAGATAACGCAGTATATCAGTTTGATCCCGAAACCACTATCCAAGCGCCGCCTAACTATCATCCAAGCTGGCGGCACGTAGAATCTTCCGATCCAGCCTCTGCAGGTAAGTTTGGGTATACTATGTGGGCGGAAGAACCGAGCAGCGGTATCTGGTACTGTATCCGAGCGGACTACGTAGAGGGAATCTTCGTACCTGAAAAGATATACGAAGAAGTAATGAAGCGGGGAGAAGGATTGAATATCGTTCGCCGCATCAGCGATCCACACGAGAAGTGGTACTTAGCCACGGCCAGTAGTCATAAGACTGTGTATCATACTCCCTACGATAAGAACAGCCGGAAAGCTGAGCTTATTATGAACTTTCAGGGAGCTCTTGCAGTAGATATCCGCATTGCTCCGTGGTGTGCTGATTTCATCTCTGAGATACAGTCCTGTCAGTGGTCTGAATCAGGAAATGGTAAGATTATCGGAGCCAGCTCCTACCACCTCATGGACTGTGCGCAGTACTTTGTAGACTGTAAGCCGAAGAGAGAAGTAAGCGCCATACCTAAGACTTGGGAACAGGAACTTAGGGAAGGAAATGAAAAGCGACGGAAAGATAGGGCCAAGACTCAGCAGATTGCTGGATCAAGCCATCGACTAAAGATTAGTAGGAGAGGTAAATGGCTGATAAACTCGACGGAAATGCGGCGGCTGCGCTAGTAATAGCCCTGCACTTGGCTATTCCTATTCTAGGACTAATACTCATGGCTATTCGTGATGATCTCAAGAAACTTCACTATGAGCGTATGCGCATGCTGCGACTCATGATGATAGCTAAGGGTGCACGACGTAGTAATACTGCCAGGACCTCGCTACCCAAGACGTGGAGAGTAATTCGATGAATGGAATTAAACTTCAACTAGAGATATTCGCTAAGGAACGGCCTGCCGCTCCGCATCCTTGCAAGAATACTGGACCTTCTATCCAGGATAAGGTAAATCATGCAATAGGTTGCATTGATGCTGGCTATAATACTCAAAATGCTGTATCATTCCTTCAAAGGGTATATGAGCACTTATCTCATTTAGAAAACCCATCAGAAGATGCCCAGATACTAATGGAGAATATCAGGCCGGTGCTCTCTAATTTTGGTTATGTACAGTCTGTAGAGGAAGTAAAGTAATGGCAAAGTTAATTATATGGACACCGGAACAGGCAAAGGCAGAGTTATCTAGCAGACTTGCATACGCTAAGCAGGTCCGGCGGTCAGAAGAGCAGCAGTGGCAGATTAATGAACGTACCCTCTTCAGTAATGGCCAAGCCGGGACTGATGCCTCGGTTTCCTTCGAAGCTCAAAACGAGTTGAATGTAGAAAACGTGCAGGATGGCGGAATCGACGTCTCCATTAACTATGCGTTTAAGAACTATCGATTCATTCACTCACAGCTCTCTGCTAATCCTCCCTCTGTAGTAATTCGCCCAACCTCTAATGATCCAAGCGACAGGAGAAAGGCGGATGCTGCTGACCGCTTGGTGCGATTCGCTATTCGTCAGTATAAGATGCAGGAGATGTTCGATATTACTACGGCATTCTGCTTGACCTACGGTACGGCCTTCGTGAAGACCTCCTGGGATGCAGATAAGGGCGACATTATCGACGTAGCTGACGATGGCACCCTTACGATGGAGGGAGATCATAGTATTCAGCCCATCAGTCCGTGGCGTATCTACCTGGATCCGGATGCGGCCCTGTGGGATGAGGTAAAGTATGTCTTTGAAGAGATATTCATGCCATATGAAGAGGCCCTCTTCAGATTCCCAGGTAAAAAGGAGCAGATCGAGAAGTACCGCATTAAGAAGGCTGGAACAGAGTCAACACGGCAGTCCGCCCAGACGACCGGAAGCTCGCTGGAGCATCATAAGTACGACGTAGTGAGGGTATATCAATACTGGGAGAAGGGCCTTCCCTATAACGGCATGATTGGTAGATTCTGTTGGTGCGGTGATGATGGTGCACCGCTTACTGACCTCGGTCCTAATCCATTTCGCTTCTCGGCCCCCCGTAACAGGGGAATCGAGGGACTCGATGGTGCGGGGGATACGAGAGAGCTGCCCACTAAGGCTTCCTTACCTTATCATAACTTCACTGATATTGATATGCCTGGGCAAGTATGGGGAAGGTCTTTCGTATTCTACGAAGCCCCTCTTCAAGATATCTATAATCGGATGACGAATGTACAGCTCGATGTACTTCAGGCACATGGCATTCCTCGTATGGTTCTTCCAGAAGGTACTGAAGTAGCTGACGATTCCATTACTAATAGTGCTTGGGATATCGTGAAGATTACCGGGAATCAGCCACCATTCTTCATCCAGCCTATGCCAATGCCTAATACCTTCCCGACTGCTATGGCTCAGATTAAGCAGGGGATCGATGACATGGCAGGCGTGAATGAGTCCATGTTCGGGCAGCAGCAGCGAGAGCAATCCGGCTTCTCCATGCAATATGCTACGAATCAGGGTAACATGATCCGCCGACGTCTATTTAATAAGTACGTCCTCCTCACTGAGAGTGTCTACCGGGCCTTCCTTCAGGTATCTCGGAAGTATTGGACAGATACTCGCACTATCTACGTCCTCGGCAAGGAAAAGGCATTCGAGGCCCTCGACCTCTCTGGGGCAGATCTGGACGGCGGCTTCGACCTCGTGGTAGAGTACGGCGCTTCCCTGTCGCTTGATCCTACTACTCGCCGAGAGGAAATCCTGACCCTTATGCCTGTATTTGAAAAGGCCGGAGTAGAAACTCGAACTATTCTGCAGATGCTTAAGTTGAATGAAATCGAAGGCTTGTATGATGAAGTGCAATTAGCTGAAGATCGGCAGCGAGAGATCTTTGAAGAGATGATCGCCAAGAATACCTATATTCCTCCAAGG